AATTACGGAATACATAAAACAGCTCACCGAAGACGCCCAGACTGCCCGAATAATGACGGCAAGAGAACGGCAGGCGATACTTTCCGATATAGCTAAGAATAAACAGAACGAGCTGTCGGACCGTATCAGAGCTATAGACACGCTGAATAAGATGACGGGTGAGTATGTGACAAAAGTTCAAGGAAATATAAATGCCGATGTCAATAACCCGTTTTCAAAATTATCAACAGAAGAGCTGAAGAAGTTGATAACTGATGATTAGTAAAGATCTTGCAAAACTTGGTGCTAAAATAGAACTTGCTAAGCGTGAGTTCTTTTTTTATTGCCAATTAAAAGCACCGGATTTCTATAAGTCTGATAGATCATTTTTAGTAGAACTCTGTAATGGCTTTCAGGAGTTTATGAACTCAGATGAACCGGTTATGATAGTAAATTTGCCGCCTCGTCACGGAAAGTCGAGAACAGCTGGTTGCTTTGTTGAGTGGGTTCTCGGCAGGGATAAAAACCAGAAGATTATGACGGGCTCGTACAATGAAACACTGTCAACTATGTTTTCAAAGAATGTCAGAAACTGCATATCCGCCGAAAAAGCAGATGTGAATATTCCGGTGTATTCTGATGTTTTCCCGGATACTAAGATTAAACGAGGAGACGGCGCAATGAACCTGTGGAGTTTAGAGGGCGGATATAATAATTATCTTGCTACTTCTCCGACAGGTACAGCGACAGGTTTCGGCTGTTCGCTTATGATTATTGACGATCTAATCAAAAATGCAGAAGAAGCTAACAATGAGAGCATAAAAGAGAAGCACTGGGAGTGGTTTACAAACACGATGCTGTCTCGTTTGGAAGAAAACGGCAAAATAATAATCATTATGACACGCTGGGCTTCCGACGATCTCGCAGGCAGAGCCATTGCGCATTATACTCAACAAGGTGTAAACGTAAGGCACATTACAATGAAAGCACTTATTGATAAAGAAAAGCACACTATGCTCTGCCCTGAAATATTATCCTATGGTTCATATCTGGCGAAGACAAAAGCGATGGGAGTTGATATTGCAAGTGCTAACTATCAGCAAGAGCCAATTGATTTAAAAGGCAGACTGTATGATTCGTTCAAGACCTATACAGAGTTGCCGAAAGACAGCAATGGGAACAGTTTGTTTGAAGGTATTTACAGTTATACAGATACTGCGGACGAAGGAGATGACTTCTTGTGTAGCATTATCTGGGGCGTGTATATGCGTGAAGCGTATGTACTTGATGTTTATTTTTCTAAAGCAAATATGGAGATCACAGAGAAAGAAACAGCAAGGCGACATAAAGAATTTGCTGTAAATAATGCTCTTATAGAATCAAATAACGGCGGTTCGGGATTTGCACGGAACGTCAGACGCATATCAGCCGATGAGCTTGGTAATTATACAACTATTTTTCAGTGGTTTCATCAGTCGAAAAACAAGAAGGCACGTATAATTTCAAACTCTTCATGGGTACAAAATCATATTATTTTCCCGGTAAATTGGAGAGATAAGTTTCCCGAGTATTATGCGGCTATGATTAAATATCAGCGTGAAGGCAAAAACGCACACGACGATGCGCCTGACGCAACAACCGGTGTTGCCGAAACTATGTATAAATTAGGAGGATGACGTGAAGATAGGAGAAAGGTTTAAAAGCATGATACAGAATTGGCTTAATATAGTTCCTGCCGTAAATCAATCTGTTGTGCTGCAGGAGCTTTTGCCGAGAGAGATTGAAGTGCTTCGTTCTCAGCTCTGGTACAGAGGTGACGCAACGGAACTTAGACAGTTTTTCCACCAGATAGGTGACGGAAGCGGTAGTTTTTGGGCGAGTGTTCCAAACAAGAATAATATACGAAAAATACACAGCGGCTTGCCTGCGATAATTGCCGATACTTTGGCGTATATCGTGTATTCGGATATGGATAAAATCAAAGTAACCGGTGAAAAAGAAAACTCGATCTTTGAGAGCGTATCAAAAGCCGTTGATTTTAACGAACTTGTTGGAAAAGCTGTAGTAGACACTTTAGTAAGCGGCGATGGGGCATTTAAGATTTCAGTCGATATGACCGAAAATTCTGTTTCTGACGTTCCTATAGTTGAATTTTGGAGTGCAGATAAGGTTGAATATCGATATATAAGAGGCGTACTTAAAGAGGTTGTTTTCCGTTCTGAGCATAAGGAAGGCGATAGATTGTACCATCTTGAGGAATGTTATGGAAAGGGGTACATTGAAAGCAGACTTTATGATAACAGCGGTCATGAGGTACGCCTTGACAGCGTTCCTTGCCTTTCAGGCATTGAAACAAGAACGATATTCGATGGCGATTACATAATGGCTGTACCGCTGAAATTTTACGCATCAAAAAAATATCCGAACAGGGGTAAGAGCATATTCGACGGCGGTAAATCCGACTGCTTCGACGCTCTGGACGAGGTTATTTCGCAGTGGTGGGACGCCATAAGAGCCGGCAGAGTTACAAAGTATATTCCTTCCGATAAAATTCCTCGAAGTCCTGAAAACGGGGCCTTACAACGAGTAAACAGTTTCGGCAATGAGTTTATAGAGATAGCTTCATCTCTTGGTGACGAGCGCTCTTCTCAGATACAGGTCGTACAGCCCGACATCAAGTATGACGCATTTGTATCATCGTATACAAACTGCCTGCTGATGTGCCTGCAAGGACTTGTATCGCCTGCGACACTCGGTATTGATGTCGGCAAGATGTCAAGTGCGGACGCTCAGCGAGAGAAGAAGGACGTTACGGGCAACACCCGGAACACAATAACGACAGCGCTTGAAAAGGCTCTGCCTGAGCTTGTGTCGGCTGTATTAAAGACATACGACAATATGCAGGGAAAAGCCCCGGAAGAATACGAGGTAAGCGTTGATTTTGGCGAATATGGTGCACCCGACTTTGACAGCCGTGTCGAAACGGTCGGCAAGGCAAGTACCTACGGCATTATGTCGGTCGAAACGCAGGTCGAGGAGCTGTGGGGATCATCAAAAGAAGACGAATGGAAAGCCGGTGAAGTCAAGCGTATAATGCAGGAAAAGGGGCTTGCCGATGGTGCGACATCTGCGGTAGGTGATGAGCTTGCTTAGTTTCAGAGATATTGCAAGGATATTCGAGGAGATAGAGTTAAGGCTCATTGCTTCGCTGAAACGCAATCTTTCACGGCACAAAGCTGAAGAAGAAAAAGAAGGCTTTGAATGGTCTGCGTGGCAGGCTGAAAAGCTCAATAACATTGACAATTTCCGCAAGGAGAACGCTCAGATAGCGGACGAATATGTAGATGTTATTGACGATGAAACCCGACAGCTTATGACGGATCAGTTTCACGAGGGAGAGCATACAGCGGAGCAGTCGGTCATTGATGTTTCGGAAAGCGGTGTCAATGTTCCCGATGTTCCCGATGTTCCGGCACAGCCTCAGCCGCCCGAAGCGCCGACAGCTATGCCCGATGATCACTTTTTCGGTGTCAACAAGCCGAAGATGGATAAGCTGATGGAAGACGTAACAACGCTTGAAAAGACCGCCCTTACCGCCGCTGTGCGTAATATGGACGATGTTTACCGCACAACGCTGAACAAGGTACAGCTTATGATGGGCACAGGCTCAATTACGCTTAATGAAGCAATCGACCTTGCAACAAGGGGTTTTCTCGACAAGGGCATAAACTGTATCGTATACGCAGACGGCAGGCGAGTTAATATTGCCGATTATGTGCGTATGGCACTGCGCACAACGTCCACAAGGGCAACATTGCAGGGTGCGGCTAAACGCTTTGCAGAGCTTGGATATGACACTGTGCTTATATCGCAGTACGGCGGCTGTTCAAAAACGTGTGAGCCGTGGCAAGGCAAGGTTTACATAGACGATGTGTTTACCGTATGGAACGGCGAGAGAAGCGGCGACTTCGGCAAGTCAAACTACTGCGACAAGTGGTTTATGCTGTTGTCTGTGGCAATCCGAGGCGGGCTGTTCCACCCTAACTGCCGTCATACTATGG